CACCGCACCCCAGCGGTCAAAGGCGATCTCTTTGATGTTGTACTTCGTACCGAGGTCTTCAATAAACTGTTCGATAAAGCCGTAATGCACGACATTTCCTTCGGTCGTGAGAAGAAAGCCTTCTTTTTCCCAGATGTCATAGGGCACATGGTCTCTGCTGACCCGAAGCGAGATATTTTCTTCCGGTATCCAGAAAAAGGGAAGAACGAAATAGGGCTCGTCTTCCGTTTCCGGAGGAAAGACCAGGACAAAGGCCGTCAGGTCTGTGGTGCTTGAGAGGTCAAGCCCGCCGTAACAGACGCGGCCTTCGAGTTTTGTCTCATCAACTGCTATGGTGCAGGCATCCCACTTTTCCATCGGCATCCAGCGGACGGATTGCTTCACCCATTGATTAAGCCTTAATTGACGGAAGATATTTTCTTCCGCCGGGTTCTGTCTTGCACTGTTGCAGGCGGTCCTTAATTTTTCAATATCGACGGTAATGCCAAGAGAAGGATTGGCCTTTTTCCATACTTCTTCATCCGTCCAGTCTTCCTCCTCGTCCGCTCCGAAGATGACAGGATAAAAGCTCGGATCCCGTTTTCTTCCTGCAAGGATATCTTCCGCCTTTTGATGGACTTCCCAGCAGATGGAGTGCCTGTCTGTTCCTGCTGTTGTAATCAGAAAATAGAGTGGCTGTTTTCTCGCATCGCCAGAGCCTTTGGTCATCACATCGTAGAGCTGACGGTTCGGCTGAGCGTGAAGCTCATCAAAGACCACACCGTGAACGTTAAGCCCGTGCTTGGTATAGGCTTCTGAGGACAAGACCTGATAGAAGCTGTTTAAAGGCTTATAGATAAGGCGCTTTTGTGAGATCAAAGGCTTGATGCGGGCTTTCAGCGCAGGGTTTTGTTCCACCATCTGCACCGCCACATCAAAGACAATGGATGCCTGCTGGCGGTCGGCGGCACAGCCGTAAATCTCACCGCCGTGTTCGAAGTCGCCGCAGGTAAGGTAAAGGGCAATGGCTGCCGCAAGTTCAGACTTGCCTTGCTTCTTAGGAATCTCCACATAGGCCGTATTAAACTGCCGATAGCCGTTCGGCTTCAAAATGCCGAAGAGGTCTCTTACAATCTGTTCCTGCCAGTCAATCAGCTCAAAAGGTTTGCCGTACCATTCGCCTTTGGTATGTTTCAAAAGACTGATAAAGGTAACGGCACGGTCTGCCGCATCTTTGTCGTAACGGGAGGAGGGAAGCTTAAATTTTGTCGGTTTGTAGTGTTCTAGTTTTCGCATCCAAGCCTCCTTTACGCATAAAAAAACGACCCTTCAAGGCCGTACCACGAGCAAAAGCCCCTAAGGGCTGATGCTTTCTATTTTTTCTTTTAGTTAATCCTGCTTAAAGCACCACTTGATGGCATGACCGCTGTCAGGAAAACTCTCATCGGCTTCTTTAATCAGTGAAAGTCTTGCTTCAATCCTGCTCGGAGCATCTTCCAAATCCACCATTTCGTAAATCTTCGCAGAGTATTTGCCGTATCGGTCCATGTCTGTTACAAAAACCCGCTCTTTCCATTGCACTATGGCGCCATAGCAGGGGCTGGTCTTCATGGCCTGTTTTTCAATCGTTGTAAACTCGCTCATTTCTTCAGGCTCCTTTTAAGGTACTCATTCCAGCTGATTTTGCCGTCTTCATAGTCTGCTTTGGCAGGATCCTTTTCTCTTTCTAAACGCTTCTTTTCGTTCCTTCGTCTCGTTGCTTCTAAAAAGGTCTTTCTCTTCAGTTCCTTGTTTGTCATGGTCTTTTCCTCCTTCGTTTTTGTACGTACATATTCGCTCTAAAAGAAGAATAAGCCAAGTCCTAAAACCCTTTATTTGCGAGGTTTTCAGGGATATTTTGCACAAAGATACACCTCTTTATTTGTCGCTGACCGACAAGTATTTCTCATCACCCGTGAAGATAAACTTTGAGTACTTGTCTCGGTGTTCTTCGATGAAAATCACAAGCTCGTAAAAATTCATCTCATTGGCGATGTACTGCACCGTGCGGCTATCCAGCATATTGGTCTTTCCGCTGTCACGGACGGCTATAATCTGTTCTTTTAAGCTCATCGGTCAATCCTCCTTACCAAGTCTTCACCGTAGACGACATTCAGCCCCGAGCCGTTATCCCAGTTGACTAAAATGCTGCCGATATCATCCACGGCAATGACTGTGCCTTTTGTTCCGACAGGAGGTGCCTGCGGATCGTCCATCTTTAAAAGTTCTACTCTGGCTCCCTTCGGATAGGATTGTCTTAAACCCTCAAGGGTATATTTATTAAGCGTTCTCATGAGCTTCCTCCTTGGAATATCGATGAGAAGAAGAACCGCGTAGGTGCTTCAAGAGCATCTTTCTTGCTTCCTTGTACTCGTCTCCGATGTAGCCGAGCCTTAAGAGAAAGCAGCGGAAACTGTATTTTTCGTTGTCCGTCACGGTTTCTCGCTCCAGAACTCTTTTTTGCTCTTTGGCCATCCGGCAGAGTTTTGACACAAATTCCGTATAAATCCTTGCTTCATCGGCATCAAGAACTCGGTCAAACCAGGGAAAATCCACGGTTTCAATTTCTCTAAGTGCAACCGTTCTGTCAGCGTTTAACGCCTTTTTGATAAGAGCACCCTTGGATTCTAAAATCCGATCCAGCTTTCGCATGGTTTCCGTTGAAAAATACTCCGAGGGAAGCGAGATGGTAAAGCTGTCTTTTGAGGTCTTAAAGCCCTGAGCTTCAAGTTCTTTTACAATCCTCTCCACATCCTCTTTTAAGAAGTTTACGCCCCAGATGAAGGTGCCGTCTTTTTCTAAAAAAGAGTTTCCGATGCGGTAGCTCATGGACGGCATGCCTAGGTAGTTCACTTCCGTTTCAAGAATGCCCGCCAGGGCTTTGGCGAGGTCTTTTCTTTTGTATCCTTCGAGTAAGAATCTGGTTTCCATAATTACCTCCCCGCTTCCGAGCGTCCAAGCTCATAGGCTTTTTCCAGAAGTTCTCTAAGTCCCCAGACGCTGATTTCGTGAAAATCCAGCGAGTCGCTGTTTCTGCTCTCAAGCGTCTCAATATCGGGATAGCGTTCCTTGACGATAGCTTCCAGTTTCTTTTCTAAATCTTTTTTCATGGCTTTTTCCTCCTTCGTTTTTGTAGGTACATGTTCGCTCTAAAAGGAGGATAAGCCAAGTCATAAAAGCCTTTATTTGCAGGTATTTCAGGCTATTTACCGGACAAATTTACACCCGTGTTTTTGTTATTAACCGACAGTTTTGACAAGCTTTTTATAAGGGATTTTCTTGCCGTCTCGCTCTACAAAAACATCCGAACTGTCGCCTGATTTAAATTCCACATACCGCCTTAAAATGACCGATGCGTACTTTTCATCAAGCTCTGCCATGTAGCAGATGCGGTCTGTTTGCTCACAGGCGATAAGAGTAGAACCGCTGCCGCCGAAAAGATCCAATACGATGCCGTTTGCCCGGCTTGAGTTTTGAATCGGGTAGGAAAGTAGGTCTATCGGCTTTGAGGTCGGATGGTTCTCGTTCTTCTTCGGTTTATTAAACTGCCAGACCGTCTTTTCCGCACGGCCTGCATACCATTCATGCTTGCCCTTTTTGTTCCAGCCAAAAAGGATCGGTTCATGCGACCACTGGTAGGGAGATCTTCCCAGCACCAGCGAGTCTTTTGCCCAGATGCAGACACCGGATAAGTGAAAGCCCGCATCTTCAAAAGCCTTTCTGAAAGTGAGTCCTTCCGTATCCGCATGAAAGACATAGGCGGAAGCTCCGGCTTCGGAAACCTCGATCATATTCTTAAAAGAACTTAGGAGAAAATCGTAAAACTCCTCGGCTTTCAGGTTATCGTTTTTGATGGAAAGACCGGATGCACTCTCGTAGCTTACCGCATAGGGCGGGTCGGTTAAAATCAGGTTTGCTTTCTTTTTGTCCATGAGCGCTTCTACATCTTGAAGCTTTGTCGCATCTCCGCAGATAAGACGGTGCCTTCCTAGTGTCCAGACATCGCCCGGTTCTACAAAGCTTGCTTCTTCCAGGGCAACGCTCAAGTCAAAGTCATCTTCCTCGGTTTCGATCTCGCCTAAGAGTTTATGAAGTTCAGTGTCGGTAAAGCCCAAAAGGTCGAGGTCAAAGTCCGCTCCTTCCAGTTCTGAAAGCTCTATCGACAGCATTTCTTCATCCCAGCCGGCATTAAGAGCAAGGCGGTTATCCGCCAAAATATAGGCTCTCTTTTGTGCTTCGGTTAAATGCTCCACAAAGACACAGGGCACTTCCGTCAGCCCTTCTTCTTTGGCCGCCTGTACCCGTCCGTGTCCGGCAAGGATGTTGTAGTCCTTATCGATCAGGCAGGGGTTGATGAAGCCAAATTCACGGATGGAAGCTCGAAGCTGAAGGATTTGTTCTTTGCTGTGCGTTCTGGCATTTCTGGCATAGGGAACGAGTTTATCAATGGGAACTTTTTCAAGGTGCTCCGTCATTTTCATGGGCTCACCCCCGCATGAAACAAAAGTCCTGCCAGGTCATTTTCCCAGGGAAGTTCGCTGTCACCGAAGTGTCCCTTGATAGCAAGAGGAGCATAGGAATCCTGCCTGAGCTTTAAGTAGTGAATCATGGGCAAAACCGATAAGGGAAAGAGCGTCTCGCACTCTTCCTTAATCGTTTCTATGTCCTTTGTCTCCGTGCCGAAGCAGTCAATATCAAAGTACAAAGGCTCAGGCCTTCCGATAGCGTAAGCAATGGATACTTCACATTCCTTTGCAAGGCCTGAAGAGACGACACTTCGTGCGATGAGCCTTGCCATGTAGGCACCCGATCTGTCCACCTTGGTCGGATCTTTCCCGGAAAAAGCTCCGCCACCGTGCCTTGCAAGACCGCCGTAGGTATCAACAGCAAGCTTTCTGCCGGTTAAGCCGGTGTCGGCTTCAGGACCCCCAAAGACAAACCTGCCCGTCGGATTGATATGGATATCTTCTTCCTCAAAGGGAAGCACGCCCTCTAAGGCAGGACGAATCACATGAGTGTGAATCGCCTTTCGGAGATCCGCATTGGAGATGCTCTCCTCATGCTGGCTGGATAATACGACCGAGTGAATCCTTGTCGCTTCACTGTTTTCGTACTCAACAGTCACAAGACACTTGCCGTCAGGCATAAGTTCAGGGATGATGTTTTTCTCTCGCACTTCTTCAAGTCTCATCGTGAGCCTTCTTGCCAGCACTTGAGGAAGCGGAAGGTATTCAGGGGTTTCATCCGTTGCATAGCCGTAGACGATTCCCTGATCGCCCGCACCGAGCAGGTTTTCCCCTCGGTCAACACCCTGTGCGATGTCGGGGCTTTGTGCGTGAAGTCTTACTTTAATCTCGAAATTTTGAGGTTCATAGCCCACATCAAAAAGTACATCTCGCACAATATTTTCTACATCGAGAGCAGCTTTGCTCGTCACTTCTCCCGCAACTAAAATAAGCCCCTTTGTCGCCATTACTTCTACGGCAACTCTGGAGCTTTCGTCACCTTTCAGATAGCCGTCCAGAATGCTGTCAGCTATATAGTCACAGAGCTTATCCGGGTGACCCTTCGTCACGGACTCGGCTGATTTATAATGTTTCATCTTGTTTTTCCTCCGCTTCAATAATTTTTCTTGCCACCGCTTCCGCAACAGGAACCGTAACGGCATTGCCTGCCTGCTTGTAAAGCTGAGATTCCGAGCAGACAGCGGCTGCTTTTTCATAGAGATGATCCGGAAAGCCCTGAAGCCTAAAGCACTCTTTCGGCGTAAGCCTTCTGATGGCATAGTGATTGCCGTTGCTCAGAAGCACGCCGTGCCGGTCTTGTCCGGTTAGGGTAAAGGACGGCTCGCCGTCTTCCTTCACACGCCTTGCTGTCTTGGATCTTGGCGATGTGCGAAAAGGTGTAGACACACTTCTTGCTTCAAGAACTCCCGTCCGCATGCCTTTGTTGTCAAGACCGTGTCCGTAGGTCGCAACGATGCAGGTCGATTGATCCCTCGTTTTTACCTTACCTTTGCTAACCGTCATTCCTTCCTGCGAAATTAAATAGAGCCCGGTTTTCGCACCGAGCCCTCCTACAGAAGATTGGATTGTGCATGCGACACCTCCGGGATCGTAGACCCGGTAGCCTTGGGATCCGCCTATAAGCCTTCTAAGATGCGCATCGTTTTCTCCTTCGAAAGGTAGTATTTCAAATCGACCTCTTGTTCTAAGATGTCCAATAAGGAAGATGCGCTCTCTTGACTGGGGCACGCCGTAGTCTTTGGAATTGAGCACCTGCCAGAAGACGTCGTACCCTGCTTCATCCATTTCAAGGAGAACACGGGCAAAGTCCCATCCGTCATGAATGGATAGTAGGTTTTTAACGTTTTCAGCGACAAGCCATCGGGGCTTATCTTTTTCTTCTTTGCCCTTGACGAGGTCAAGGACTGTAAAATATAGGCCGCTTCTTTCCGCAGAGACTCCTCTTTGAAAGCCGGCAACTGAGATATCCTGGCAAGGAAAGCCGAAGGTCCAGCAGTCTGCAAAGGGGATATCTTTTGATTTAATGCTTCGTATGTCTTCACAAAACCACTCTCCCTTCGTGTCAAACATTGCCCGGTAAGATTCAAGGGCAAATTTATCGTTCTCACAGCTTCCGATACAGCGAAAGCCCGCTCTTTCGAACCCTAAGCGGAAACCTCCGATTCCGGAAAAAAGATCAATCATCGTCCGCATCTTAGTCACGCTCCTTTTTCTTTCGAAGGAGACGCTCCATCATGTCGTCCTGGGGTGTGGAAATAAAAGCGGTCGTCGTGTTTTGCTTTACGATGTCAAAAATCTCGTACCAAATGAGGTTGGCCTGTTTTTGAAAATTCTGGCTCATGGAAACAAAGGGGCTAGCTATCGCTCCGCCTGTTGTCGGATGCTTTCCTAACAGGCCATAGGTGCTGACCGCTTCCTCACACTGAATAAAGCGGGCAAAGGCCTGTGCATAGGATTCAATAAGTCTCGGATTGACGAGCTTCTCGCAGCGTCTTTCCTTTAACCAGAGCCAGGTTTCCTTGTAAATTTCATCTGCACCTAAGGGCTTGCCGTCTTTTTGCCGAGCGGACAGGTAGTCCGACGGCTCAGGCATGTCCTCACCGTATAAATCCGAGATGCCTTCCGGCTCATCCGGAGCAAAAAGGGCCTCCGGGTCAAAATCGTGTGTTTCTAACACATTTGCTTCTTTTCCGGCGGCAATCTTGTCAACTAAGGCTTCCGGCTTGCTGCCGGCCTTGACACGTCTGCCGCCTCGGTATGTTCCGTCTCTTGCCACAAGGCACCTCCTTTCCTGAAAATAAAAAAGGGGGTTAATCCCCCGTTTGAATTGAACTTTTTTTGCACGGCGCCCACCGCCCGTTGCTCGGAAAATCCTCCGCAGAGATTGAGACCCCCCTACCTAAGTCAGCTCCACCTGTCGCCACGCTCGGCATGGATTCTCGAATGGCAGGACTTACAAAGAGCCATCAAGTTTTTTTGTTTATTTGTTCCACCTTCGGACAAAGGAATGATGTGATGAACTTCTTCTGAGGGAGTGAGCTTCCCATTTCGTTTGCACTCCTCACACAAAGGGTGAGCCTTGATGTAGCGGTCACGGATGCGTTTCCAAGCTCTGCCGTAGCGTCTTCTTGTCTCTGGATCCCTTTGGTATTTTTCGTATCGTCTTGCTTCCTCCTGCTCATGCTTCTTACAAAATCTTCCCTCAACAAGCTCGGGACAGCCGGGATAAGAACAGGGGCGCTTCGGTTTTCTTGGCATCAAGCACCTCCCGCATAAAAAAACCTGCAGCATCGCCGCAGGTCTTCTGAGTTTTTTCCTAGCTTAATAGTATCAGGGTCTTTAGTTACAAAGCATTATCAAATCGTTTCTGTTTGTTCCATTTCGTTCCAAAGTGTCTGAACGGCTCTGTCGGCTGAAAAAGCAGCTTCCAAGGCACTCAGCACCTCCTGCTTCTTTCTGTACATGGAACTCTTGCTTATATAAAACCTGTCCGACGCTTCGGAAAGAGAAAGCCTGTCCAGCCACAAAGCCTTGATGACTTCTTGCTCCTCACTTGCCCTTGATCGTATAAGCCAGTCCAAATAGGAAAGCTGACGAAAGCGCATCTCAGCGTGCTTCAGTCTATGATCAACGGCCGCATCGTTGACAAAGTCGGCACAGCCTTTTAAGTGTTTTAAGACTCCTCCAAGTTCTAGCGTGTCGCCCGACGGCTCCGGCATATTCTGCTGAAGCATCGTCTGCAAGAGATACAAATCCGCTTCCAGTTCGTTTTTATAAAGCTCATAGTTTTCAAGCATTGTCTCGATTATCATCGCATAATTCCTCCTTCCGAAAACCGAAGTATTGATATTGTCTTTCCAGTGTCTTTGCCATTCGCAGGGTGGCTTTCTCTTTTTTTCTTAAAAACTCCACACCGCTTAAAGAAAAGCGTTCACAGACCTCACCCCAGCGTCTGCCTTCCAAAATGTCATAAGTCATCAGGTCTCGGTAAAAGCGCGGCAAGGCACGAATGGCATAGCGGATAAATTCCACTTCCTTGGCAGCCTTTTCGTAATCCTCCGTCATCTCTCTTTCCGCCTTATGATTGATGAGCCAGGCAAGCCTGCGATAAGAAGTGGCGATGTAAAAGATGCGGTTATTGGAGCGCTGTTTTTGTACTCTGACTTCATCGCCGGTCTTTCCGGGAAAGGTCAGCATCTCCAAAACCTCGCTTGCCTTAATCGGAATAAACTGTGCCATTTCCTGTTCCAGCTCTTTCATCCTTTTGGCGTTCTCGGGGTAACATTTAAGCATTTCTTTGACTTTCTTTATGCTATCCATCCGTCACCCTCGCTTTCACCGCCTGCATTAAAGCTTCCTGCGTGACGTCCTTTTTCTCCAAAGCACGTGCTACATCCCGGTCAATCGTCCCTTCGGCAAGAAGCCTGAAGA